TCCCTGTGAGGCTGTGTTTCTTTTGGGTGTGTAAGATACCAAGTTGGCCAGTTTGACCACGCTGTCCCGGCGTTCTGCTGTGTCTAGGTAATTTTCACGTGTGTTTAGGTCTGTGCGGAAGGCCAAGGCCTGGCCCATGAAGGCCATGACATCCAAGAGGGCAATAAACTCTGAGCTTTCAATGTAATCGTTGAATGTTTCTGGATAATAAAGACGCAGATAGTCCACAAAACTTTTGCGCAGAGTTTCAAAATCATAGCTTTGGAAGTCGGCTTCTCTATAGGTTTGATAGATACGTTTCCAATCTTCAACACCAAATATTGCAGTTTGTCTTGTGGTTGTGGCCATGGTTTTTCCAATTTTTATTATTTATGGACAGAATAAACTGCGTAGTTAAACATAGCTGGCCAGACGTTGCGATTGATCAAAAAATATGGCCAAACGTTGTGCGTCGGTGCTGGGTACCACTGTGATTTCTAACTGTAACAGCATGCCATTTTGTTGGGGGAATATCTCTAAGTTGCTGACAAACACACGTGGATCACCGCCGGCCACACGCTGTATTTCTGTCAACAAGGCACGTTCCGTTTCTTGCAGTTGATTTTCAAACACAAAATCCCAGATACTGGTACCATACGCTGGACGACCCACCAGTTCTCCCTGGCGTATGTTGAATGCATTCAAGAGATCACGTTTGATCAATTCAAAATCCACCAAGGTAAATTTTTTGTTTTGATTGATTGTGTTGAATCCAATAAAAGTAGGCATGATGTATTTACTCTATCCTGTGATGCGGTTAAACGTGGGTTGTGCTTGGGCGATCAAGTTTCTGGCCTGCGAAGTTAGATTCGTAACCTGTGATCCAATGCCTCCAATGCGTCCTTGCACGCTTTTCAATATATTTTCTGCTTGGGGAATATCTAATCCAGACCCAGGCAACGCTGGCATAAAAGAAGGAGCGGGTATCTTGGGATTTCCCAAAATACGACCAACTGCAGAATCCACGGTGGCACGATTCACAGTGTTTTTAAATCCAGCAGCCAATTGCGTGCCAGAAATCAAATCGCCACCGCCACTGAAGAAATTGCCAGTGGAAAAATTCAAACTGAACTGTGCAGCCTTGCCATACACATCTTGCAAAGCCTGAGACACATTCAACTGGCTCAGTTGACCCAGTGATCCTAGATTGCCAGTTAAGTTAGGAAGGGTGGTCAGACTGTTACCAATGCCTGTGATGGCCGATGAAAGTTGACCTTGGGCATTTACAAAAAGTCTACTGCTTTGAGCCCACGCAGCCGTGGCCACAGAACCAAATTTACCACCATTGGCCAAGAGGGCTCCTATGTCGCCGTTGATGACATTGGTTATTTTGGCTGAGGTGCCAGTAATCAGATTCAAATTGCCGCCCACTAAACTCAATGCTGACAATGTTTGATTTCCGGTGGCTGTATAGACTTGACCCGAACTGACCCTGACCGCTGACGTTGGTACCTGAGAAATTACACCGCTGGCATTCAAGGCCTGGTAAGATTGTTGCATGAGTTGTGTTTGTACCTGTGTTTGTAAATTTTGATCACCCAACAAAAAATCCAAAGAATCAACTCCATTTAAACCAGTCCATATGCCAGGGCTGTTCATAACTGAAACAAAATCATCGGGGTTTTCTAAAAATCTTGCACTGGTTCCTGGCTTGACATAACCAGCCTGTTCCAGTTGATAGCAGTTGAATCCAAATTTGCCAATGCCTTTTTGCTGTGTGATCACGTCAAATGGCTGATCAACCAAGCTCTGCAGTTGTGCCAACAACAGTTGTGTTTGAAATGCTGTCAATGGCCCCACTGGATCTGCTCCCAAGGTGTCGCCTCTGCTGAGTACCACACCGGCCTGGTCCACAGGATTCTGTATGGGGACATTAACTAAATTAGGAATACCCGATATTACAGGTGAGTTCTGTATCACTGACAACACAGACACTGTGTCTACTCCGGCTGTGCCGCGATCCAGTCTGCTGAGTTCAAACTTTGTTATTTGAGATGCCACACTGGTCAGTGTTTGTCCAGGTTGATAACCCACTAGGCTGCCAGCAACTACCTGTTCATAGAAAACTTGATCGGCCTGCAATTGTGTGGCGCCAGCCGGGCCGTTGACTCGAAAATTACTGCCAGATGGCAGGGTATATTCAAATTGGCTCATTGTCGACTGATGCTCCAGTCCGTGGGCACAGTAGGCGCTCCAGGAGGAGGAGTGGGTTGACCTTGTTCAAGGCTCACACTCACAGGCACGCCTTGATTGTGATAAGGATAAGGTTCATGAGTGGGTGCCCGAGTCACTATGCTTTCGGTGCCAGTGGGATCAGTTTGCCAACCTGTGCTGGAATTAAATGTGACCTTGGGTTGTAGATATTTGGTCAAACCTCTGACTGAATCAACAGGGTAACTTGCACCACCATTGAGATTGATCTGGCTGCCATTGAGATTCAGCGTACTTCCACCTTCCCAGCTGCTTTGCTTGCCTATGAGTGCCAGGGTTCCATTGCTTTTGACTCCAATCTTGGTCATGCTAAACAAGGTCAGATCTTTCTTGGTGGCCAGGCCAATTTCCTGGTCTGCTTGTATGTTGGTTTTTTCCAGACTTTTGATATTGATATTTTTGCCGGCGTACATGTTGATATCTTGATCGGCGTGCAAATTTATAGTGCCTTCGGTGCGGACGTTCACACTGTTGGTGCTGAATACATCTACAGTACCTTCTTGGCCCAGTTCAATCCAGGTCTGTCCATTGGCGTGTGTGATATAAAAACAATTGCCGTCATCACTCATGGTGATCTGATGGCCCTTGGCGGTGCGTATTCTTATAAGATTATCGTTGCCTTCTAGATTGCCATCGTCCATGACAAAAGTGTGTCCGCCTCTGCGACCAATCACAGCCACATCTTGAGGCTTTTGATTGTCCAACTGTTGAGTGGCATTGTTGTCCTGTAGGCCTCCGGCATATATGGCACGGCCTGGTGTGCTGATACCATAACAATTGCTGGGACTTTCTCGCTGACTACTGCTGGCTATGGGCCCACGCACAGGATCATTGATTAGTCCTTGTTGAAACAACACAGCGGCCACATAGCTGTGGACTGGTTTTTTCTGATCAAAGAATTTGGGATTTTCACTGATGGCAGTGTTTTCAGGAGCATTGTTGATTTCAGTCACTGGCAACAACGAGGCTCCAGCAAAATATGTTTGCTGATTGGCATTTTGTGTTTGTGCGTCGGCACTGGGTACACTGCCAATGGCCGGAATCATGTGATTGATTCCTTGTTCTGGTATGCACCCCACATAGTAGCCTTGCGAAGGATCTCCTGCTACAAAAAAACATAAAACTTGTGTGCCCAAGTCAGGTGGAGTAAACCACATGCCGTAGCTTTGTTGATTGCCTGGAACAAAAGTTCCAACACCGGCACTGGTTCCAGACCTGGGTGTGGCTCCGTAAAATGGCGGACAATAACTCACGGTTCTCCACAATGTGGGGTCTGTTAAATTGGGCAAGCCGTCTTTGTTGGTGGCTCCAAATTGATCAATGTAAACTTGCAAACGACCGCTGCGAGTATTGTCTACATTGTTAACCACGATGCCAATGTAGGGTCCCATTTCCGCAGGAGTGCCTCCGCGGTCAAATTTGTATCCCTGGGGACGACCTCTACTGCGTTGTACGTTCTCTGCCATTATGCTTCTCTATCCATTAGTTGTGACTGACTATTTACACCGGCTGTTTGTTGGTCGGCTGACAATCCTGCAAACACATCAATGTCGCCGTCAGAGGTCGGCGGTTCTGGAGCTGGTTGTGGTTGTGGTGAATTCAAACTGATCGGCACTTCTTCCTCTGTGGCCTCACCGGGCAAATCTGCAGTCAATATATTGAGTCCGTTGACGTTGGTCCATTCGTTGTCTGGCGTGCTGGCAGGATTGTCTGTGCTTCTTGTTGCATTGGTCAGGGTATTTGTGGACGCTGCGTTTGGACGTCCTAGTTCTTGTCGTTCTTTGAATGTTTGATCTGGCAAGTAGGTCAACAAAGTTCCTTTGAGAGTTTGCACAAATTTGCCTTTGTTGAACTCACTCACACATTCGGCAGCTCGATACACATAGCTTTGCCGTGTGCTGCCAGGACGTTTTTGATTTTCAAACACAGTGGTACGAGTGTTGGGATCAATGATTCCGGTGTCCAGATCATAATCATCTGGAGTGTTGATCAAGATTTCGAACATGATCTGACGGGATTCAAAATTGATTGTGCCGTCGGGTAAAAATGCATTGAATGAAAAACCAGCCCTGCTGGGAGTAGCAAATGCTTCGCCCTGTTGCAACCATGCAGGATCACCAACAATTTGCAAGGTAGCATTGGCCAAATCTCCTGGGTTGTACAAATAGTCAGCGGCATTTGCTCCAATTTCGTTGACACGCCCGGCAGCTCCTTGGCTGCTTTCTCCGCTGCGAGGTTGGAAGTTAGCTTTGATGGCATCATTGAGCAGGGTGCCACCGTTGCTTGAACCGCCACTGAGTACCGAGGTGTACAGGGCATTGTATGTTTGTTCATAGCTGAGTACCTGGGTGTTTTCTCCAGTGAACCAATAGTTGTATTGCTTGTGTACTCCGTTGTATCTGGGCACTTGGAAGTAGTTGCTGACCAAGTCGCTGAGTTGGTAAAGGCTGATGGTGTATTTGATGTCATAGGCATAGTCATTTCTTTTGGGATCA